TTTTTACAATGGTGAACTAGCAACAGATCCAAATTTTCCACAGGGTGAAGATAAACTTGCTAGAATTTGCTTAAAAATAAAATGTGATACTGGAAATCCTGAAAATTTTAGATTTTATCTGTTAAGAACACATTATCCAAGACACTTTGCACATAATTTAGCGGCACTCAATGGATATGTCGATGAAAATGATAATCCATTTGAGTTTATTAATCCAACTGATCGAAGTTTAGAAGAAAATTTAGATCCAACTACTGGATCAATAAAATATAAAATTAGTGTTGATCTTGTTGATGAATTTGCATATATGCCATCTACTGTTCAGTTGAGAGATCAATTGAATAATCCATTGTTGGGATTGAAGCGAGAACCAAATAGAAGTGCAGACTTCGATATTAATGGAAATGCACTATTTAATACAATTCCACAAGAACTTACACCAAGACCAGAAATAATTCCAGGTGGATTGACCACTGCCTCAGATTTGACTGATTATTATCTCAAATTGGGTCTTAACATAATGGGACTCACTAAAGGTTTTGAAAATTCTACTGGATATGTAAAAGGATTTACAACTGCTGGTGATATAGTAAATTTTAATAGTTCTGGAAGTATTAATATTTCTGGAACTTCAAAGCCCTTTCAATATACGACCAATACAACTTCTAGAATGTTTGTTACTTATAATTATCCATTAATTAATACTAATTATACCGTTTCAACAAACATATCACAATTAAAAGTATATAATATTTTAGAAACATTTCAATTACTAACTCCAGTTTCAACCTCTGGGGATCAAAGTCCATTTCATGATCGAATGAATGCGATCATTCAGTTTTATTATAATAAAGAATTACTAGATAGATCTAATAACAATCTATATACTGCATCAGAATCTGAACCTGGTAAAATAAATCCACAAAATAATAGCAGTGCTGTCTCTGCCACTATAAATTCTAGTGGAAATATAGTTGGAGGTATAGGAATTCCAGTTGGTTATTTTAATATGGGTTACACCTATATGAGAGCTTCCGATTCCATATTTCCAACTTTTCCAAATTCTAATACAAATAGTATAAGATCAGTATATAAAAAATATGCGAGAACATCAAATTCATTTTCAAATACATTCATAAATAATATTGAAGCCGAACAATCAGATTCAGTACCATATCAATTTTATGGATTAAATTATCCAGGACATCCATTAACAGTAGACCTATTGAATCCAAATTATCAGGCTAGAAAAGAAACTACTGGAGGTTTTGGTCCTGGTGGTTCGACAGTAATACCAGCCGTTGTATCTGCGAATACTTATAAAACAAAACCATATGATATTATATACGACAGCGGACATATAGAATTTAATCCGAATGACACAAATGCTCCATATAAAAGATATCTTTCAGAAAGCAATATTGGAAATTTTAATACTAGCACTCAAATAGTAGAACAAGATTATACAACTGAAAGAGTTATCGGTTATTTATCCAAAGCTATTAATGATCCTTACGATCAAGACAGCATAACTTTACCATATGGTAGAATGAAGTATTTGGGAGATGGTGAATTTGTCTTCTGTATAACTATACCAAATCCAAAAGATTATATTAATTACAATGATACAGGAGATGGAGAAGCTGGAATTGATATTGATCCAGATAAATTTACAGATAGAAGATTAGTTGCTCATAATACTCTCAGACTTGTTTTATTCACAGACATAAAACCAACTGAAAATGATTCGGTTAATCAAAGTACTAGATCTAAAATAACATTAGGAAATGAATGTCACGGTTTAGCCTGTGGATTTTCTGTTCCAAATTATGAACCAACATGTCCACTCTGTAAGGATTATCAAGTTCAAAATGAAACAAATTATGTTATAGGTTCTGGAATTCCAACTTTAAGTGGTTGGGGTGTTCAAACTATTAGAAACAATCCAGATTGTGACGAACAAACTACATCCCTTTGTCAATTTGGCTCTCAAGATCCAAATTGTTCAGAATGTTTACCTTGTTGCTTTTCTCCAAATAGAATAGACAAAGCCATAATAACATCTTGTCAGGATTCTGAATCTTCTTGTGGTTGTAGAGGTTCTATAGAATACAATAGTGCTCAATCTTGTCCAACTGGTACAGTAAGTTGTGTTGAAGTCGGAGATCCATGCATACAGCATAGAACTGTTTTAAATGTTTTAAAGAATCAATTAGGTGGAGATTTTACATGCACTGGTGGTGGATTAATTCAATATTGGTTCCCACTTCCTGATGTCTTTTTAGATACAGCCCCCGATTTGGTTCAATATTTGCCAAGATTTGCCATCTATACTTCTCAGGGAAGTAGCACTTCATCAATAAGAGATAAAATGTGTGCTCCAGTAAATTCTGGAACAGACGAGTGCCCAAATGAACAAAATAGTATTTGTGGAAATTTCTGTTTAACAAAGAATGACGGAACGAAGATAACCTGTCAACAATTTATAGATCAATATAATAATAATCCTGGATTTGAAAAAATAACAAATATACCTCAAAATCTTTTACTAAATTTACAACAAAATCAGGTAAATATTCCAGGAGAAATGTTCTATAGAGAAAGACCAAACAATAGCTGTGTAACTGCATTTGCTGGTACTGTTTTAAAGAAACTATATATTTCTGATACCGATTATGTTTGTGTACCTGTAGATGCAACTGATCTTACGGCAATAAACAATCTTGAAGATTGCGTACAAGGAGAATCATGAGTATTCAATTTAGATCAAGAGTTAAATCAGTAAAGGATTTTGGTTCTGATCTAAAAAAAATTGGAACTTGTTGTTATACAGATGGAACCAGCGACCAAATAACATTTTATGAATGTTTTATCAATAATGGAACTTTTTTGGTAGGTGATAATGTTTCTTGCCCACAACAAGGGGAAATTGGAAATTGTTTTGCTTGCTCTTATCTGACATTTGATCAAAAAATACAAGTAGCAAACAATCCAGCAGTTCTTGGTGCGAATCCAGATTGGGGTAAAGCTACAACATCACAATGTGAGTGCTCAAGAATAGGTGGAGTTTTTCATCCGACAAATCCCTTAAATCTTCTAGGTATCGATGCAAGAATTCCTCAATCTTGTTGTTATTTTGCATATGATGCCTCTGGATTTCCTATAGGAATAACATGTGAGAATGTTTGTTCGGAGAGAGAATGTTCATTGAGAGGTATAACATTCAATGATGGAACATTGAGAAATGTTCCAGTTTACAACAGTTCTGAAACTTGTGCGACATCTAACTGCTCAACATCTGGACTTACAGATTTCCTTTACAAACAAATGGCAGTTGGTGCTGCATCTACCACCACAGAGGATGTTGGTGCATGTTTTGATTTGACTAAAATTACTACTGGATTTTCATATGAGTGCAATCTTTCATTTAAGGATGATTGTTTTGGATACTGGATTTCTCCAGAAACTGAAGAAGATGGTTTTGTCTTCTGCAATTCAAGCTTTTCACCAGAAAATCCAACGAAACTAGCAAATAGAAAAATAGAACCATACAGTATGTCCGAGGTTGATTTTGACCTTTTAGGGTTGACTTCTGGTGATGAATTCCAGGGTGGAATTTATATAGGAAAATTTACAGTAAATTCGTCATCCTCTAAAGTTTATGGATCTTTGAATCTCAAAGAACCAGTTGAACAACACTACAATGATACGACACCAAGAGATGTTTATTCGAAATGGGCCTTGATTGTTGATAAATATGACTACTATGCAGTTTATATGTCTCCAGAAGAGCAAACTTCTACGATGCCAAATACATCGTTATCGGATGGTTTTTACAATTGCTATGGGGATAGAATAAATTTCTATGGGCATGGAACAAAACTCATAAATACTATAACAGGACAAATTAGAAGAGGTTTTGCCGATTATTACATACCAAGCATCATAGAATTGTATTATTTATCAAATAAAATAAATAAAGATTCTTCGCTAAAGACCAAGTTGAATATCAAGAATAAATTAGCTTCTTCTTCTATATTTTATGAAAATATTTTATCAAATAGTAGTGAAAAATATAGTTTTAATGGGCATGTATTTGTTTATGGGCAAAATTTTACAAATACCACAAAGTTTGGATATACCGTATTGATGCCAACTGACACGAATGTATATTTAAGATTATTCAGAAAGGTGATTTTAACATGAGTTGTAACTGCAATAAAAATAAAAATAATGAAAAGTTTAGAACAGAAGAAATCAAAGAAGATACATCTATAAAGAATAAAATTAGCATGGTGCAAAATTTTGCATCGGCCATAGCTTCAAGGGGAATATCGAATAAAAAAGTAAGTCTTCCAGTAAAACAGTTAAGGGTCATGTCTTGCTTTGGAAATATGAAGCAGGGTGGAGAGCTTCCACCATGTGAGCATCTCAAACCAAGCGTCACTCCTGGAAAATTCTTCTGCGGTGGTTGTGGTTGTGGGGATAGAAAAGGCACTTGGCTTGTATCTAATGGTGATGAATATTCAAAGTTGGATTATCCAAAACTTTCTTGTCCATTACAAATGCCAGGATTTAGCAATTATAGAAAATCTGAAGAATCAGAGGGTCAAGATCCAATAACTAGAAGATATTACATCGAAAATAACATAAATTATTCAGATCTTGAGAAAATTCCAGTAACAGTCCCCGATCCAAAATAATAAATATTTTAAGAGATAAAAATGTCAAGACCAAATTCTAGACAAACAATAATAGACTATGCTCTAAGAACACTTGGATTTCCAGTTATCGAAATAAATGTCGATACTGAACAATGTGAAGATCGTCTAGATGAAGCTCTTGATTTTTTTGTGGAAAGACATTTTGATGGAGTCGAGAAAGTCTTTTTTAAATATCAACTGACATCAACCGATGTTGAAAATAAATATATCAATACTAATAATATTTTAGGTTGGGATGGAAGTGCTACATCAAAGCCAAATGGTAGCAACATAGTATCCGTTGTCAAATTATTTCAATTTGGAAATTTTGCAAACATCGACATGTTTGATCTAAAATATCAACTTGCATTAGTTGATTACTTTGGAATAAACAGAGGATATAACGGTGGTGGCTCTATGGGTCTGGCTTCATATGATTCTACGAAAAGATATATAAAACTCATTGAAGATTTCTTTCAAGGTGAAAAAGCACTAAGATTCAGCAAAGTCACAAATAGAATACACATAGATTGCAATTGGAGTGAACTCAAGGCTGGAGACTATTTGGTTTTCGAGACATATGCAGCCCTTGATCCTGAATTATATACAAAAATATTTGATGATCGTCTTTTAAAGAAATACTTAACTGCATTGATTAAAAGACAATGGGGAGCAAACATGGCAAAGTATGATGGAGTTCAATTGCCAGGTGGAATTGTGATGAAGGGTGGTCAGATTTATGCCGAAGCAGTTCAAGAAATAGCAGCCATAGAAAATGAGGTTTTGACATCATACGAATTACCAGCATCTTTCTTTATGGGATAATAAATGGCAACTAATCCATTTTTTAAATTTTCACAACTAGATCAAAAATTACTAGATGATCTAACAATAGAAACCATAAAAGTTACTGGTCAAGATGTTTTATATGTTCCTAGAGAATATTTTAAATTGGACAATATTCTTGGTGAAGATATACAGTCGAAATTTTCAACAGCGTATAAGATAGAAGCATACATCCAAACGATCTTTAGTTTCGATGGACAAGCTGATGTCATCAGCAAGTTCGGCGTACTCATTACCGATAGAATGACAATTCAATTGTCTAAGACTAGATTTAAGAGAGAAATATCCACAAAAGAAACAGAGATCTTAAGACCAAGAGAAGGTGATTTGGTTTATTTTCCATTATCTGGAACAATATTTGAAATTAACAAATTGGAAGACGAGATTCCATTCTATCAATTGGGAACATTGAATTGCTATACATTGACACTGGAGGCTTTCGTGTATTCTCACGAAGAATTTACAACTGGAATCGATGTTTTGGATTCTGCGACCACTGACAGAACATCCTATGTCAGAAGATACAATCTGGTTGGAAAGACAAATGGAACTTATCTTGTTGGGGAATTTGTAAATCAATCTGGTTATACAGCAACAGTTCAAGAGTTCCAAAAGGGTTATACCTATTCAAGACTCTTTGTTTATGATGAAGTTGGAACTTACATATCTGGGGCCACATTGAGTGGTGCTATTTCTGGTGCTGGATATACAGCATTCTCAACCTATCTGACAAATACCATTATCCAAACTGATCCAATCAGAGAAGAAAGCGATGGTGATAATTCATATCTGGAAGCTGAAAGATTGGATAAGACTTTATTCAATCAAAGTGAAACAGATCCATTCTCGGAAGGACAATATTAATGTTTGGAGAGACAAATGCCTATTACAATGAAACTCTGAGAAAAAGCATAGTTGCTTTTGGATCTTTATTTAATCAGATAACCATCTTGAGAAAAGACTCAGAAGATGAGATAACTTCAAAGATAAAAGTTCCAATCGTCTATGGTCCAAAAGAGAAGTTTATCTATAGACTGACAACCGAAACTGGCGTTACTGATAAGACACACATACAGGCAACATATCCAAGATTAGGCTATGAGATAATCAACATTCTATATGATCCTACTAGAAAATTAAATAGAATGATACAGAAAAGATTATCCACTGAAAACTATACAGATACAACATATATGGAAATACCATATAATATCAATATAAATCTGTATTCATTTACAAGATCTCTGGAAGACAATCTACAAATTATAGAGCAAATTGCTCCATACTTTCAACCAGAATTCAATTTGTCGATCAACTACAACACAATAAATCAGGCAATAGATGTTCCTATTGTCTTGAACGATATAAGCACATCTGAAGATTACGAGGGTGATTTTTCTACCAGAAGATCAGTAACCACGGTCTTTAACTTTACAATGAAAACCTATCTCTATGGTCATATTAAGAGAAATATTTCTATGATCATAGAAAATGCAAATGTAAGAATTTACAATGGTCTAACTACAGCCCCATCAGCTTTGGTTTACGATGTTGGATATACTGGAGATTCTATAACTGGAAGTGGAATATACTACTATGAGAATTA